ATATAGCTGGATCAGTAGCACCTGCTGTCGCAACTGGCGTAGGCGCTATGGCTAAGCAAGGCTTAACCTCTATACGCAACTTCTTTGGCGGCTCTACTGCTGAGCTTGGCGGCTACTTCGGCGGCGAGGCTGGCGCTCAGTTAGGCCGTGAGTATGGTGGTGATTACGGAGAAATGGCAGGCAGTTTAGTAGGAGGCATGGCTGCTCCTAATGCTCCCAGATCTGACATATTTGCTGGGGCATCCTCAAGGACTGCTGACCAAGAGGCGCTGTTCAAAGCAAACCAAATGGAGAGACAAGGCGCTTCTCCTGAAGAGATTAAGAAAGCCACAGGATTCCAAAAGAATCTTGATGGCGAGTATATGTACCATATACCTGATAACAAATCGGCAATGAATTTCGAGCTGATGAGAAATGATATTCTTGAGCTTCGAGATAGCGATCAAAAGCTATCTGAATCAATGGGAAGCGAATATGGCGCACCAAGAATCAATTCGTTTTTTCAAAGAACGTTAGGAGAAGTGCTGGATCATCCAGAGTTGTACGAGGCATATCCTGAGCTTTACCAGATGCCAGTTCAGTACAGAATGGCAAGTGACGGCAATAGAGGAACTTTTAGCCCAAGAAGAAAAGAAATATCCTTAAATTTTGACCACTTAAATGAAGAGCTTTCAACGCCGCCTCCTAGTCGTCAAGGTCACAGCACGTTGCTGCACGAAATAAATCACGCAGTTTCAGATATAGAAGGCAGAAGCACTGGTGGCTCACCAGAATCGGCCTCAGAGCAAATGCTTGCAGCACAAAGAGTAGAGCAACAGCCATTCGATATTGATTACAACAATTACATGATTTCTGATAAAGCAATTAAAGATATAAACCGTGATTTGGCTATTAGGGATCTGGAGGATATTGGCAATCGAGGTAGCATTGATGAATTAGTAGGTCATCATTTGTTCAAAAAGCGCGAAGGAAGAATTACTGCTGAGCTGGGAGATATGTTTTCTTCTGAAGATATGTCTGAATGGGCGCGAATGGCAACAGAAAGAGCAAGACTTTTAGAGCTGCAAAATTTAGATTCAAAGTCTTATAACCAGTATGTAAACAGGTCAATGCTTGACCGAGATGAGCTGTTGACGGCAAGAGAGATGGCATCTGACCAAAAGCAAGCCAGCGCAGAAGGCTATAGAAAATACGAAGAAATAAGTCAAAAGTACGGTGAGCTTAATAAGCGCACTAGAGGCGAGTATGATAAATACTTACTGATCAATGATGAGTTTTTATCCAGAACTGTTCAGAACCTGATGGATGACCCAAGATCAACTTACGACATTCCGCTTTATAGAGATGTCCCAGATCCAAGAATGGGAGATTTATCCACAGATGATCTGTTTAACGCTCCTAACCCATATGTTTCACGAAAAGCATTAGATATTAACGATTTATAGAAAAGTATTGCTTTTTATCAAATTGTGGTATATTTGACCACTAGTGAACGTCACACTTTCTTGACGGCATGGAACGTCACCATTTATTTGACGGCATTACAGTAGGTATAAGATGCAACCAGACGATATGGTCGATGAGACTCAAGATATTGAGTTTGAAGACATAGAGGATGTAGATCAGGAAACTGATTCCGATTCATCAGCGGATACTGACGAAGGTCAGGAGAAATCTACTAGACCTGTTTTTAACGAAGAACAGCAGAAGGCTTTTGACAAGGCTATGGCTGAGAAGACTTGGAAGGCGCGAGAAGCAGAGCGTCAGGCCGAGGACTATCGCAGGCGTCTTGCAGATCTTGAAGCTAGGCTTCCTAAAGAACAGCCGCCTGAAGTGCCGAACGTGCCTGACTTCTATAGTCTCTCGGATAGAGAGATACAGGAGCAGCTACGATATCGCGATCAGGCGATTGCCAAACGAGCTGAGTTTCATGCGCGGCAGCAGGTTATGCAAAGCCAGCAGCTTCAATTGCAACAACAGCAGCAAGCAGCGGCAGTGCAAGCGCAGAATGAGAAGATTGCGAGTTACGCAGAGAAAGCTAAGAAGCTCGGCGTTCAAAGTGAGAATCTCCAGAGCGCAGCTAACAAGATAGGTCAGTTTGGAATTAATCCAATGCTGGCTAATCATCTGATTGATTTGGATGATGGAAGTCTTGGGACGTTGTACCTTGGCGAGAATCTATTGGAGCTGGATAAATTAGCCAATATGCCTATAAACAAGGCGCTGCTGTACTTAGATCAAGTCGTTATGCCAAAAGCTCGAAAACTTAGACCTAGTGTTAATGCCGCTCCTGATCCACTAGACACGCCGAGAGGCGCTGGGAGAAGTCCCAAGTCCGGTGGCCCGAAAGGAGCTACTTTTGAATGAATAAGGTGATCCAATCATGGCTAATAATCTTAATAGTAACGTCACACGGAAAGTTGCTCGTGTATTCCTAGATGCGTTTGAAGCGTCTCGTGTAGTAACAAAGACTGTCAACACTCAGTTGTTGTCAGGCAAATTTAATCCTTCTAGTGGTTCAAATGTAGACTTTAAGCGTCCGCATGACTACAACACAATCCGCACTTCTGGTGGTGACATCTCTGGTTCCACGAAGTCAGACATCATTGCTGGTAAAGCAACTGGTACGGTTCAAAATTTCTTCACAGCCGCTACAGAATGGGGCTCAGTGGAAGAAGCATTGGAGCTAGACCAACTAGATCAAATCCTTGATCCTATGGCTCGCCGCATCGTAACTGACCTTGAGTTAGACCTTGGCGCGTTCATGCGTAAGAACGCAGCGTTGACCTACGGTGATCGTGGCACTGTTGTTGATGCTTGGTCAGACGTAGCAGGTGCTGGTGCATTGATGGACTCTGTTGGCGTTCCAATGTCAGATGAGAAGTATTACCTCATGAACCCATTCACCACTACTGAGCTGTCTTCAGCTCAGAACGGTCTGAATGCGGCTGACGGCCTTGTTCGTACAGCATGGGAAAAAGCGCAAATCAGCCAAAACTTTGGTGGCATGATGGCGCTGACTTCTAACGCTCTGAGCAGCTACACTTCAGGTTCTACTACTGATCGTCTAGGTGCGCTCAATGGCGCTCCTGATGCGACTTACGTTACTGCTAAAGACACCATGCAGCAGACTTTGGTTCTTAATGGTCTGGGTACTGGTACTATCAAAGCTGGCGATCAGGTAACTATTGCAGGCGTTAATCGTCTGAACGTAGCTACTCGTGAAGCGATCCTTGACAGCGCTGGCGCACAAGTTCCGTGGACAGGTACTGTACTTGAGGACGTAACAATTGCAGGCAATGCTGCAACGATTACTGTCTCTGGCGCTGCCATCTACGAGGCTAACGGTCAGTACAACAACGTAGACGCAGCTCCTGCTAACGGTGCTGTTGTGACTATCCTTGGTGCTGCTTCAACTCTGTATCAGCCTAATATGTTCTTCACCAAGCAAGCGTTTGGTCTTGGAACTGTTAAGCTACCTAAGCTCTACTCAACTGACACAATCGCTACTACTAGCGATGGTATGTCTATCCGAGTATCTAAATACGCAGACGGTGACGCTAACACGCAGAAGATTCGTTTTGACCTTCTGCCTGCTTATGCTTGCTTCAATCCGTTGTTTGCAGGCCAAGGCTTCGGCAAGTAACCTTGTAGAGAGATTCTGGGAGCTTCGGCTCCCAGTTTTTTATTATGGCTACAAAGAGCGGTGCTACTTATGAGTGACGGTCTATACGCTAACATCCACAAGAAACGCAAGCGAATCAAGTCTCAGAAGGCCGCTGGCAAAACGCCTGAGCGGATGCGTAAGGTAGGATCTAAAGGCGCTCCAACAGCACAAGCCTTTAGTAACTCTGCTAAAACTGCTAAAGGAGCTACATACGAATAATGGCTACTGTTGCTCAAGTTGCAAAGTCCTCGCTACAGAGGATATTGGTACAAGCTAGTGAAGCTC